AACCAAACTAATCGTAGATTGCTCAACTGGAGTAACTACTGAGGTAGAACTTACTGCCGAGGAAGTTGCTCAGCGCGAGGCAGATGCAGTTGCCTTTGAAGAAATCAAAGCAGCAGAGGAAGCAGCAGTACAGGCTAAGGCAGATGCTAAGGCATCAGCAGAAGCCAAACTAGCAGCACTCGGTCTGACCGCAGACGAGATCGCAGCACTTAACTAATTTAAGGAGAATCAGTGGCCTACGGCGATGACATTACCGAGGGTATTCCCTACGTACTTTCCAACCCTGCAGGTAATCTAGGCTACCAAGGCACAGGTGTCGCCTACGATGTGGCTATCAATGGCTTGCCATTCTTCTTGGCTACCAGCGATGATTCACCCTATCGCCGTGTCACAGCTCAGTATCGTAAGCAGCAGTTCGACCAGACACGTGAGGCTGGAGAACAGTCATTAACTGGCTGGTGGTTTAGAAGTCAGTCAACCTTTCATCTGGGACAAGGAATCAAATACTTTGAGCCTGCTCAAGATGAGTCGCTTCGCTTTCAATACAAAGAGTCCAAGGGTTGCGATGTCTGGACCAAGGGTCAGGTAACCCTACTTAATACCACAGTCAATGCTCTAGCTACTGCTAATACGCCTATTATTATTGGCGCTAACGATGGCACTAATGACTGTCTAGTAATCGCAGATGGAACTAATCTAAAGAAAATCACGATGAGCAATGATACTGCTACCCCATCTACCTATACTCAAGCAGGAACCCCATCTACTATTCTTGACCTGACCACAGATGGAATCAGATACTGGTTCATCAATGCCACCAAGGTTCATAGAGGTCTTATCACATCAGGTAGTAGCACTGAAATCTACAATGCTGCCTCAACAACCAAAGCCAGAATCAAGTATGTCAAACAGCGTGTAATCGCTGCAGTCAATAATGCCCTACACGAACTAGATCCTAACCATACTGCAGGCGGAGCTCTACCTGCTGCCTTCTATTCTCATATACAGACAGACTGGACTTGGACTACTATCTCAGAAGGACCTGCTGCAATCTATGTGGGTGGCTTCAGTCGTAATAACTCATCTGTCTATAAGATTACTTTAGATTTAGCCAATGCAAACTCTCTTGGCTTTCCAGAATTAAACATCCCTTCGGTAGTAATAGACCTACCTGAAGGTGAAATCATCAATACCTTTGATACCTACCTTGGCGCCTATGCGGTGTTATGCACCAATAAAGGTACGCGAATAGGCGCTCTAGATGCTGAAGGCAATGTCTCTTATGGCCCACTGCTCTTTGAGGCAGAGTGTACAGATGTGGTATTCAGGGATAAGTTCGCCTATGTAGCCACTGTAAACGATGGCGAGACAGGCTTAGTCCGTATTGATTTAAACCAGCCAGTGATACCTTCTAGCCTCGTATTTGCCTATGCCTATGATGTTGTGGCAAGCGGTCAGACTGTCACCAGTAACTCTACTGCCTTCCTTGGAGCTACAGATAGGGTCGCATTTACCGTTCCAGCCGTAGGCGTATTCGTTGAGTCAAGTCTATCCAAGGTAGCCTCTGGCTATCTGCAGACAGGATTCGTTCGCTATAACACCTTGGAAGATAAGATATACAAACTGCTCTCAGCTCGTATTGACACCACAGATGGTGGCCTACAGATTTCATCTGTTGCCTCCAATGATGCTGAGTTCAACATTGGTTCATTCTCACAACAGTCAACCGTATCTGAGATAGGTGTTCCCTATCCAGTAGGACCGCAAGAGTATCTAGGCTTCAAGTTTACCTTGTCAAGATCTACAACTGATGTATCCAAAGGACCACTATTTACTGGCTATCAGTTGAAGTCGCTACCAGCAACGCCTAGGTCACGACTAATCCAATATCCTTTGATGTGCTTTGACCACGAGACAGATAAGTTCGGTGTGGAAATAGGCTATGAGAACTCTGCCTTCGAGCGTATGAGCGAGCTAGAGACTACCGAAAATGCAGGCGATACGATATCAGTGCAAGATTTTAGAACAGGTGAGTCCTATATTGGAATCATAGAAGAGATGGACTTTATCAACCGCACACCTACCGACAAGAGATTCTCTGGCTATGGAGGATTACTCTTGGTCACTGTCAGAAGTTTATAGGAGAGATGATGACACCTAACGAATGGGCTGGCCTAGCCGTAGCAGTATTCACCCTGATTGCTGGGTTTGCTGGCGCTGTACGCTGGATGGTAAAACATTATCTCTATGAGCTTCGCCCTAATGGTGGCTCAAGCCTGAAGGATAAGGTAGATGCGCTAGAGAAGCAGATAGATTTACTTACCGAGTTTGTAAAAGAAGCGCTGAGGAAGTAGTGCCAGAGTTAAATGCAAATATCCCTCCGATAGATTGCTTTGTACGTGGTAACTTCCTGCGTAACCAGAAGGATAGTCACGACTTGTACTTTCCTTGTGTGATATTTGGAGTTAGTTCTGTACAGAACAGAAGCCCACTATTCCACTTTATGATGGAAGATGGTGGTCTATGGTGGCGTATGCCCATCAATGCCTTCTGTAATAAGCCAGGCGTGCCAGAGGTAGACCTGTATAATCTAGTGCTCTGGAACTCTTTTAGCCCATACATAACAGCTACTAAGTTTGGTAACCTAGCAAACTTGAGCCTGCATTACACAGACAGGAACAGGAACAAGATCAGTGGTAAGTATCTCTTTACCTTGGACTGGCACAATCCAGACTCTAATAGGCTAGATGATGGATACTCAGAGACACCCGATGAACACAAGTGCGGTCACGTTATAGAGCGAGATGATGGCAACTATGCTATCCAGCCTAACAATAGAACCTTTGTCTTTGAGCCATCATATACAACTAGATATGGTGACCCACTCATCCACAGGATAATCAATGACCGCAAGTGGGATGTAGAAGATAAGAAGAAGTGGGTAACTGAAGATACAAATGCTTTTCACTACGACATAGAAACTAAGAAAGAAAATGAATGAAACCTGTTGTAAAGAGTGCAACACCTGCCGCTATTGCCGTTCTCAGGCAGGCAACTGCGCTTGTACCGAAGCGAAGCAAGGTGTCGGATGGACTCCTACCAAGCAAGGCTCACATCAAGGCAAGTCCTAACTCTGACCATAACACAGGGTTAGCAGTAGACCTGACTCACGATTCAAAGGCAGGTATTGATTGTGCCGAGATTTTCGAGAAACTTAAAGAGGATAACAGGGTTTCCTACCTTATCTTCAATAAGAAAATTTGGTCACGCGACAAGGCTAAGTCTGGTAATCGTCCTTATACTGGTAGCAACCCTCACACTAAGCACCTTCATATTTCTATCAACCCTGACCTGGCTAATGATACTAGCCCTTGGTTCTGGTGGATGAATCAACCAAAGATTGTGAATCAGATTGTGGCTGGTCTTCAGCCTCAGTCTAAGAAGAAGGTAGCAAAAGGTGGCAATTTGCCACCAGTATGCACCTGCTGCAAGGTTCACAATACAAAACGAAAGGCAATCTAATGGAACAATTAAAGCAAGTCGGTCTGTCTTGGTTTCGTGCTGCAGCTTCTGCTGCAATAGCACTTTACTTAGCAGGCGAGACCAATCTTAAAGTCCTTGGAACTGCAGCCTTGGCTGGCTTCCTAGGTCCGTTACTCAAGTGGCTAGATCCGTCTGCTACTGAGTTTGGACGTGGTTCAAACTAATAGTTTGTAGCAAGCGCGAGGCAAAGGCCCTCATCCCTAACGGGGTGGGGGCTTCTTTTTTTATGCCTAAAAACTATTCTCGCTGTTATCAACAGGACAAGGGATACGAACTAGATTACCGCAGTTTACACAGGTAGCATCAAGAAAGTACCAGGATATCTCATAGTCTTGGAACTGAGCCATAATGTTAAACATAGTACAGCCACAGCTACAGACGTGGGTAGGTCCAAGGGACCTTAGATCGGCTGCTCTAACTGGTGGTATTCTAAGCAGGCGGAGTAGACGGAACATCTGTATCTACCCTCACTTCCACGACCCGTGAGGGTCGTTCTGTTATTCGCCTATGGCTCATATTGTAGAGACTATTAGGAGTGTCGCTAACGCGACACGCCGAGTTAGGAAGGTAAGGTTCCACTATGACAACCTTGGTGGGTATTCAACTTAAAGATATGGTAATACTGGCTGCTGATAGCCAGATTACTGAAGACAACTTACGGACTATAAGTAGTACCACGCCTAAGATTATTAGCGTTGGTAGATACTTAATAGGGCTAGTAGGAGATTCAAGGCCAGGAGATATCCTCGCCTATAACTGGAGCCCACCACCCTACAAGGGAGCAGATCCCGTGCAGTGGATGGGTAAGAAAGTTATGCCTTCAATCCTGAAGGCTTTCAAAGAGAATGGATACGACCCGTATGAAGCTACAAAAGATAAAGAGACAGGGTTCGACTACCTTGTTGCGTTTGATGGCAACCTATTCCATATTGCAACGGACCTCTCGTTCATCCAGTCTGACAAGGGTGTTTACGGTTTGGGTAGTGGTGGCGCTTATGCTCTTGGTTATCTCTATGGTCGCGTTAACCGTCTTACGCTAGGCAATGTTGACCAACACGCCGAACACGCTGTTCAAATAGCCAGCATCCTTGACATCAATACCTGTCCTCCGATTCAATTAGTCTCTCAAGGAAGGATAATGACGTGATGCGAGACTATTCAATTCATTTCAGCTTTGGTAGTTTGAGTAACTTTGGTTTTGGTTTTGATTATTTTCACGACTATGACGCTATGCCATACAGGTTAATTGCTAGAATGTTAGTAGTAAATCTGATATTATTCCGCTTCACAATAACTAGGTGG